CTCAAGAAAGAAATGCGGACGTAATTCCGCTCGAGCGGAATGTAACAGCGGCCGACGAGCCGCAAGGAGCCAAGCCATGAGCAAATTGCAGATCGACGTAAGGCGCGCCGCGGGACTCTCCATCCATCTCCGGATCTCGAAGCCGATACCGGGCGACGATCCCGAGCTCGTGCGCGTGACCGAGGTCGACGTGCCCATCGTGCAAGCGCTCATCGTCGCCGCCGGCATCGTCTCGGAGTCGATTCCGGGCATCAACCACGTGTTCACCGCGATCGCGCGCAACGCGAAGAAAGAAGCCGCGCTCGAGCCGCCCCCGGTGCTCGGTGGCGCCGAAGAGCCCGCGGCGGCAAAGGAGGCGCCCGCGACATGAAACGCGCCGCCTCGGAGGCGCGCACGGCTCACAAGCGCAATCGCGGCTCGGTGATGCTCGCGCAGATCGGCGAGACGCAAGCGCAGATCGCGAAGCGGGTGAAGTGCACGCGGGAAGAGGTCGCCTACTTCGAGTCGGGGCAGCGGAAACCCGGACCGCTCAATCGCGCGCGTTTTTGGAAGGAATACAAAGTCCCGCCGACCGCATGGGATGAGGAGCCTACCGGGCCGACGCACGTTTTGCTCGGGCCGATCGACGACTCGGTCGGCGGGCGCATCGACCGCCTACAACGGACCATCGATCGGATTCAAGAGCACGTCCTCACCGATGAGTCGATGACGACGCGCGAGCAGCTTGGCCAGCTGAACGCCGCGATCGCCGCGACGGGGCAGCTCGCCAAGCTTACGGGCGAAGCCTCGGAGATCAGCGACGCGCGGCTCATTCGATTGCCGGTGATGCGTCGAATGCTCGAGCGACTGCTCAAAGCGCTCGAGCCGTGGCCCGACGCGATGCGTGCGGCCGGCGAAGCATTGAAGGGGGGCTCGAGCAATGACGACGTCGACGCGGGACGAAGTTGAGAAACGGCGCTCGGGCCAATCGCGCGCGCGCACGGTAGCGGAGTTCTTCGGCGACGCCCTTATCGCTCGGGCGCTCGAGCTCGATCCCCGGCCCGAGGTAGGCGAGGAGTCGAGCGTCATCACCTGGCCGTCGCCGACCTATCAGGCGGACCCCGTCAGCTTTTCGCGAGACATTCTCGGAGTCGATCCCGCCGTTCACCAGATCGCGATCGCCGACGACGTGCGAGACAACAAGCGCGTCGCGGTCGTCTCGGGTCACAAGATCGGTAAGTCGTTCATCATGGCTTGGCTCGCGCTTTGGTTTTACTGCTCGTTCCCCGACGCGCGTTCGATCTTCACCTCGACGACCGATCGGCAAGTGAACAAGATTCTTTGGCGCGAGCTCCGAAAGCTTCTCGCGTTCTGCGGATGGTGTCTCAAGTGCAAGCTTTCCGATCCGCACAATTACCGCCGCACGATCCCGCGGCCATGTCCTCACTCGGCGATCATCGACTACGTCGGCACGATCCCCGAGCTCGCGCGCACCGGCATCCATTCGACCGACCTTCGCGAGATCGTCGGCTTCACCGCGCGCGAAGCGGAAGCCGTCGCCGGCATCTCGGGCGCGAACATTCTGTATCTCGCCGACGAAGCATCGGGCATCCCCGAACAGATCTACACCGCGATCCGGGGCAATCTCATGGGAGGCGGGCGGATCCTCGCGTGCTCAAACGGCACGCAAACCGAGGGCTTCTTCTTCGAGGCGTTCGATAAAACGAAGGTCGACGCGGCGGGAAAGCCGATCTGGAAAACTCACCAGATCTCGAGCGAGACCGTTGCCGAGCTCGGGATCCCGGGGCTCGCGTCGCGCGACGAGATCGAAGAGGTGCGGCGAGAGTACGGCGAGGAATCGGCGTTCTTCATCGTGCGCGTCAAGGGCGGCTTTCCGATCGGCGAGTCGGGAAAGATCATCACCCTCAAGCTCATCGAAGAGGCGCAAGCTCGCTGGGACGAGACACCCGCCGACGGCGTGCTTTGCATCGGCGTCGATCCCGCCGGCGAGAGCGGCACCGGTGATGAGTCGGTCTTTGCGCGGCGTCGCGGTCTCAAGATCACGAACATGCACGCACGCCGCGGGCTCACCCCCGAGGGGCATCTCGTCGAAGTGCTCGGGATCATCGCCGACGAGAGGGAACCGAAGGAGGTGCCGATCGTCATCATCGATCGCGACGGCGAGGTCGGTGCTCGCGTCTACGCGCGCTTCGCCGGTTACCTCGAGACGCACGAGCACGCGTTCATCCTCGTCGGGGTGCGCGGAAGCTTGCGACGGCTGAACGACAAGTATCGGCTTTACGACACCGTGCGCGATGAGCTTTGGGGCAATTGCCGCGACTGGCTCAAGTCGGGGGGGGCGATCCCCGAAGACGCTCGCCTTGCGAAAGAGCTGCACGCGCCCGACGGAAGCCCGGACGCGGACAACAAAATCAAGATCACGCCGAAGCCCAAACTTCGCGAGAGACTCGGGCACTCGCCGGACCGCGCCGACGCGGTGTGTCTCGCGGTGTGGGAGAAAGGTTTTCCCCTTAATCCTTCGGAGGAAGCGAAGCCCGCCGAGCCGATGCCCGAGCCCGAGGAGTCGCGCGAAATCGGGCTCGATCCGTACGCGGGCGTCGACTGGACGCGAGGGCACTGATCGTTTTGTAACTTGTGTAACACCCGGGGTGCGGTGGCATCCGTCCAAGTGTGGCGGGCTTTCGCGAGATCATAAACGCACTCCTCGGCGTTTCCGCGTACACCCCGCCCCTCCCAAACTCCGGACCGTCGCTCGACGATAAGCAAGTCGAGAACATTCGCGAGAGCATGGGAGGGCAGCTCGCGCCGCCGCCGATCACGCAACCGCGTTGGTACCGCGCCGATCTCGAGAGCGCGCTGTACATGGCCGACTCGGGCGACATCTCGAAAGCCGCGCAGCTTTGGCGATCGATCCAAACGGACGGCGTAGCGGCGGGCGTCATGGGCACGCTCACCGGCGGCATCACGCGGCTCAAAAAGAAGTACCGCGGCAAGGACGAGATCGTCGAAGAGCTGCAACGCGGGTACGGCTCGGTGCGATCGGTCTTCGACGAGATGAATCCGCCCGCGGAAGTCGCGCGCATGGCGGCCGATGGCGTCGCGCTCGGCATCTCCGTTTTGGAACGCGTGCCCGTTCCCGGTCGCGACTTCCCGGTGCTCGTGCGGCTCGATCCCGCGTACCTGTATTACCTCTGGTCTGAGAACCGTTGGTACTACCGATCGGTAGCGGGCAATCTTCCGATCACGCCCGGCGACGGTCGATGGGTGCTTCACATTCCCGGCGGTCGCGTTGCTCCTTGGCAGCAAGGCAAGTGGCCCGCTCTCGGCAAAGCGTTTATCCGCAAAACGCACGCGGATCTCCATAAAGACAACTGGGAAGCAAAGCTCGCCAACGCCGCGCGCGTTGCCGTTTCGCCGCAAGGCGCGGGCGAAGCGCAGAAGCAAGCATGGTGGCGCGCGGTCATGGCTTGGGGCGTCAACACCGTTTTCGGTGTGACACCGGGCTACGACGTCAAGCTCATCGAGAGCAACGGGCGCGGACACGAGAGCTTCGAGAGCTCGATGGATCGCTCGGACCGCGAAACGATCATCGCGATCGCTGGACAGATCGTAACGACCGAGGGCGGCACCGGCTTCGTCAACGGCGATCTCTACAAGTCGATTCGCGCCGACGTCATCCAAGAGGTCGCCGAGAGCATCGCCTACACGATCAACACCCAAGTGCTTCCGCACTGGATCGCCTCGCGCTACGGGCTCGCCGCGCTCGTCGAAGGCGGCGCGATCTATGAGTACGACGTCGACCCGCCGAAGGAGCTCGCGCAAGTCGCCGCCTCGATGACGGCAACGGGCGCGGCGATCCGCGTGCTCGATCAGTCGCTCGCGCCGCACAATCTGCAATCCGACGCAAAAGAGATCTTGCAACGCGCGGGCGTGCCGACCGTCGACGGCGCGGCCCCGCTGCCCGCGACGACCGACGCCGGCGGCGGAGCCGATGCCGACAAGCTCGCGAGCTCGGCTGAGTCGACGGCGGTGAGCGCGCAAACGAAGGCGCCGAAGGTCGAAGCCGACGAAGACGAGGAGGCAGCTTGAATCGCGCGAAGTTCACCGCGACGGGGCTACTCGCGATCAACCCGACGGCGCTCGGGATCGACTTTCTGATCTGCGGTCCGCTCGAGCGAAAGAACCGAGAGATCGGCACCATCACCGTCGTCGACATCTGGGGACCGCTCGAGCACCACGCGGGCAGCGGCTTCGATAGCTACGACGCGATCAAGGAGCGCGCGCGTCTCGCTCTTGCGGGCGGCTCGAGCGCCGTGATCCTGAACTTCGATTCCCCGGGAGGGCTTGTCTCGGGCGTCTACGAAACGAGCCGCGAGCTCCGCGCCATGGCAGCGGCCGCCGGCAAACCGCTCGTCTCGTATGCAAGCGGCGAGTGCTCCTCCGCCGCATACGCTCTCGCGTGCGCGGGCTCGAAGATCTTCGTCCCCGTCGGCGCGACCATGGGCTCGATCGGCGTCATCGCTCTCGCCGTCGACACGACCGCCGCCGATCGCGCGATGGGTGTTCGCTTCGAGGCGATCTCGAGCGGCCGCCGTAAGACCGACGGCAACCCGCACGTCGCGATCACCGACGAGTCACGCGCGGCGATGCAAGCAACCGTCGACGCCCAAGCGGGCGTCTTCTTCGACCTCGTCGCGCAATCGCGCGGAATGAGCGCCGACGCGGTGCGCGGCTTTCAAGCCGGCATCTTCGTCGGTGGGCAAGCGGTTGAGGTCGGGCTCGCCGACGACCTCGCCGCGAATCTGAACGATCTCGCCGCGCAAGTGAGCGCGGGTTTTTCGACTGAGTCACCGGCCGTCTCGACGGCCATGGAGGGCGGCACCATGGGTATGAAGGAAATCCGTAAGGCGTTGGGCGAAGCCGCGGCCGGTGACGGCGACGAGGCGAAGAAGTGTCGCGCCGCACTCGCTGCCCTCGACGGCGGTGACGACGAGAAGAAGAAAGACGACGAAGCCAAAGCCGAGGACGGCGGCGGTGACGACGAGAAGAAGAAAAAGGACGAAGAGGCGAAAGCCAAAGCGGAGGAGGAGACCGCCGCCAAAGCCAAAGCCGAGGACGAGGCGGCGAAAGCCAAAGCCGCCACCGACGAAGAGGGCAAGGCCAAAGCGTCATCGTCGAACGTCATCGCCCTCGCCACTCGCTTGCAAGCGCTCGAAGCGGAGCGCGCCGCCGAGCGCGAGGCTGCGGAGCGCGCCAGTCTGCTCGCGTCGCGTCCGGATTGGCTTCCCGAGACGCGCGCATGCATCGAGGGAATGCCGCTCGAGCAAGTGCGGCAAGCGGTGAAGAACCTTCCAAAGGGACCGCTCACCGCGCAATCACTCGCCGCGGCTGCGCAACCCGGAGTGCGCCCCACCGTTGGCGTGGGGCACCCGCAACCGGTCGTCGCGAAGAGCGAAACCGAGCTCATGGCGATCGCGATGGGTGTCGCGAAGCCGGACGTCTCCAACGCGATCACCTTCGACGGTGTGACGCAATCGGTGACCGCGCTCACCCGCGAAGAGGCGCGCGCGTATCTCGAGGCGCGCTCGAAAGCAGCGGGCGCGAAGTAACCGCGCGCGCGTAACCAACGGCACCCGAAGAAAAAGGGGACTACGACCATGACCGCTCTTGCAACGCAACGATCGAATCAGCCCGAGAAGTGGACGCGAAAGCAGTTCACGCTTCCGGCGACTTACGTCGCTTTCAAAGGCGGCGCGGCCGCCCTCTCGCTTTCCGGCGGTGCGGCCCCCGGCAAAGTCATTCCCGCCGCGACGGCGACGACGCTCTTCTATATCGGCACCTTCGCCGAGAATAAGGCGGTAAGCGCTTCGGATCAGCTCGTCGACGTCGACCTCGGCAACGAGATCGAGGTGCGATGGTACGCCAACGGCGGATCTAGCATCGCGACGACCGACGTCGGCGCGGTTTGCTACTTCGACGACGACGCGACCGTGAACAAGAGTTCGACGGGACGATCCCTCGCCGGCCGTATCTGGGCCGTCGATTCGACGAAGGGCGTCGCGGTCGAGAAGCTCACCGCGTCGCAATTGGTCGCGCAAACGGGCAGCGTTGCCGATAGCGCGATCACTTCGAGCTACGCGGCGATTGACGCGACGAACGACGTCACGATCGACATCACGCAAGGCAAGAATCGAAAGATCACGCTCGCTGGCAGCGCGAAGAACATCACCGTGGGAACCACGGGCGCGGTCGCGGGCGACAAGATCACGATCGTGCGCGCGGCCATCGGCGCGAGCACGGCGACCAACATCGTCAACGGCGGAGCGGGCGCGGGCACGCTCATGGCGATGACGGCCAACAAGAAAGCCGGAAGCGTCGTCATGTTCGACGGAACCAACTGGCTCCTCGCTGCCAACTATCAGGAGCCCTAACCGCAATCGCACGCCAACGCCACGCGCGCGAGCGCGGATAAGCGGCAACGACGAGAGCAGCAAGGAGATCGGTCATGCCCCTCACTCCCGAATTTGTGATGAATCTCGAATCGAACATGCGGCAGATCATCGAGAACGACTACGCCGCAGTAGCCAAAGATCTGTGGTGGTCAGACGTTGCGCGCAAGCACCCGAGCGGGAGCAAGCGCGAGATCATCCATTGGCTGCTCTCGACGGCGACGCTCGAGGATCAAGGACTCGGCGGCAACATGGCTTTCGACGAGATCGAAGGCACGTACATGGAAGTCACGAACAAGTTTGCCGGCAAGGGTCTGAAGATCCCGCGAGCCGAGCTCGAGGACCTCGACGGCAACGGCGTTCGCGGCGCGGCGAAGTGGTCTTCGGACATCGCGCAAGCGTTTGCCTACTGGCCGCAAATCCAAGTGTCCTATGCGCTGAACAACGGACACACCGCCTCGCTCGTGCCGACGTATGACGGCAAGGCGCTTTTCGCGACCGATCACCCGATCAATCCCGTCGATCGGTCGAGCGGCACCACGTTTGCGAACTACTTCACCGGTTCCGTGTCGGGCGCGTACCCCGGCGCGCTTCCGATCGACGAAAGCGTCTCGGCCGAAGTTGCCTTGAGCAATCTCGCGAAGCTATTCGGATACGCCGCTGGCATTCCGCAAGCCAACGGCCGCTATCCGCGTCGGCTTCGCCCGATCTCGCTTCTATGTCCGCCGCGTCTCGCACCGCGCGCGACACAGCTCGCCGATGCGAAGTTCATCGCGTCGGCGGCATCGAGCGGCGGCGGTACGTCCGACGTCGAGGGGCTGATCTCGCTCATGGGGTACGGCAAGCCGATCGTTTGCGACGAGCTCGGCGCGGCGTTCGGGGGAAGCGATACGACTTACTACGTCGTCTTCGGCGCCCTCGGCACGTTGCGATCACAGCTCGGCGCGATCCTCTACGTCGAGCGCGAGCCCTTCTCGGTGATCTTTCACGGTCCGATGACGAGCGCCGAGCTCGCGCGGATGGACGTCCTTCAATGGACGAGCCGCGGTCGAAACGTCACCGCGGGCGGGCACCCGTACGAAATCGCGAAGGTCAAGGCGGCGTAAATCGCTCGCGCGTCGGCGGCACTGACCCGGGTAGGGCGCACATCGCGACCCCCCGGGTCGGGCCATTAGGAACACCATGGCCGACTTCTCATTCCTCGATCTCGCCGGCTTCAAAAAGCGGACGATCATGCCCAAGACTGACGTCGAGGGAATCGAGAGCTCGCAAGCCGGCTGGATCGATCAGCAGCTCGTCGACGGTAGCGCGCAGATCCTCTCGCGCCTCGATAAGCGCTACGGGCCGTTCGTCGCGCCGTATCCGGTCGCCGTTCTTCGATGGCTCACCGTGCTCGTTACTGCTCGGTGCTACTTCCTTCGCGGCGTCAACCCGAGCGACGGGATCTTCGATCTCATCAAAGAAGAGACGGCCGAAGCCAAAGCCGAGCTCAAGGAGGCGGCCGACGGTGACGGCGGGCTCTTCGAGCTTCCGCTTCGGCAAGACACGCTCGCCGAGGGGATCACGCAAGGCGGCCCCTTCTCGTATTCCGAGGCGAGCCCTTACGATTGGGTCGACCGACAGATCGAGGCGGTGGACCGTGGCTGATAACGGCGCCGCTTTCGCTGCTCTCGATAAGCACATCGCGCGCGTCGAGTCGACGCCCGGTGTCGGCAAACGGATCGCGCCCGACCTCGCAAAGGACGTGCACCGGATCCTTGTCAAGAACATCGCTGCCAGCGTCGGCCCCGACGGCAAGCAATGGCAGGCGACGAAAGAGGGCGCCGCTCCACTTCGCAACGCTGCTCGAGCGCTCGCGGTGAGCGCGGTCGATTCGATGATCGTCATGCTGCTCGAGGGTCCCGAGGCGAAGCATCACAAGGGCACCGCCCGCGGTCGCATCAAGCGGCTCATCCTTCCGACGCGCGCGACTGTGGCGCCGTTTCGCGAGATGGCGCGCAAGGCGTTCTTCGCCGCGATGAATGGGGGCAAGCATGGTTGACACGCTCGCCCTCGAAAAAGTCTACGCCGACGTCCAAACGGACTTCATCGCGCAAGAGAAGGACACCGTCTTCGCCTTCGGCATCGTCGAGCGCACGAAGCAACTGAACCAAGGACCCGGCGGCGGCAATCGGATCGTCGTGCACCCCGGCACGTATCCCGACGGCAACGTCGGCAAGGTCGACGCGCCGATGTTCCCTGGCCGCCTTCCGCGTCGGCCGCTGCACACCCTGCACGAGCTCTTCACCGTGCTCACGTGGGCTCACGACGCGAGCTACTCCGAAGACGCTTTCGCACAATGGAAGGCGGCGCGGCTTCTCTTCGACGACTTCGTCGCCGCTCTCTATCGCTCGTCGCACGGAACGTACGGTTTCGTGAGTGCCCGATGGTCTCACGGCAAAGACCGCAACGAGCGCCGCTTCGGTAACGAGATCGAATCCGTTTGGACGATTCAATCGATGATCCCCGACTTTGAACAAGTCGCGGTTCGCCCTGTCACGCCCGACATCACCACAACCCTCGAAGGGGGATCGCCATGACTCTACCGCGCGTCACGATCACCGAGCTCACCCGTGCTCTCGGAGCTTTGCCGCCGTCGACTAACTTGCCCATGGCGATCGTCGCGCCAGCCGATGACGGTCCGCTCAATACCCCGGGCGCCTACTCGCGCACCGAGGACGTCGAAACCGACTTCGTCGGCGGGCATCTCGTGCAGCTCGCCGCGTACCATCTCGCAAACTACGGCGGCCCCGTCGTCGTTTGCCGATGCGCGACGTCGGTCGACGGATCAGCCGGCGCACCGGTAATCGCGGCCGATGGCACGGTGAGCGCGGTCACGAAGACGGGCACGGGCTCGAGCGTCTTTACGATTCAAGCGGGCGCAACGCCGAACGCCGCTTACTCGATCAAGGTCCGCTTCCCCACGGGCGGCACGCGCGGCGTCTCGGGGATCATCTATCAAGTGAGTCTCAACGGCGGGACCGACTACGGGATCGAGCGCGCGCTCGGCACGGCGGTCAACTTCACAATCCCGAACGGCGGCGGAATTCAAGTCAACGTCGGTGCCGGCACCATTGTCGACAATGACTTCATCACGTTCACGACGACTGCCCCGACGCTCGCGTCGGCGGGCTCGCTCGTCATCGACTTCGCGGGCACGAGCGTGCCGACCATCGACGCGGGCTCGGAGCCGAACGGGTATTACGAGGGGTACGTCGAATTCGTAAACGGCGGCACGATCGGGGCGCCCGGCATCACGTACAAAGAGAGCCTCGACGGCGGTCGCACGCTCACCCCGCTCAAGGCGCTCGGCTCGGCCGACCATCTCATCATTGCCGAGTCGGGGGGGGTGCGGATCAATCTCGCCGCCGGCACGATCGTCGCGGGCGACACGATCTCGTTTGCCACGGTGCCCCCGCTACCGGACGCCGACGACGTTGGCACCGCGCTCGACGCACTCGCGGCAACGAGCATCAAGTGGCAATTCGTGCAGCTCGGCGGCGAGGTGAACGCGCTCACCTTCGCCGAATTCGACTCGAAGATCGCCGCGATGCGCACGATCGGCAAAGAGCGTTGGGGCTTCGCTCATGCGCGCATGCCCAACGTTGGCGAGTCGCGCTCGAGTTACAAGACGTCGATCGACGGCGTCTTCTCGTCGCTCCGCGCGAGCCTCTTCGTCGCGCTCTCGACCGCCGCTTGCAAGACGATCTCGGGGCTCGACGGCCGCGAGTATCGCTGGCCCAACACGCCCGCCGTCGCCTCGCTGCATGCGTCGGTCTCGCTCGAGATCAACGTCGCGGCCAAAGACGTCGGCAAGCTCAAGAACGTTCGGATCGTCGACGATAACGGCAATCCGGACGAATACGACGAGCGCATCCATGGGGGGCTCGACGACTCGGGCTACCTCGTTCTCCGATCGTGGGAGGGGCAGGGGGGCGCCTTCGTCAACATCCCGCGGATCTTCTCGGCGCCCGGCGACGACGTGCGGCTCATCCCGCACCGCCGCGTGCTCGCGCTCTTCAATGAGACGCTTCGCGTCTACTTCGAGGATCGGCTCAATAAGCCGACGACCGTCGACGCCGACACGGGCTTTATCCTTCCGTCGGAAGCCGTCGAGATGGAGCGCGGCGCGGAGAAAGCCGCCCTCTCGGTGCTCGGTGCGAAGCCGATGGTGAGCGGGCTCTCGGTCGTCGTCGGCCGCGATGACGATCTCCTCCACACCGAGGATCCGCACATCACGGTCACCGGGCGAGTGATCCCGCTCGTCTACCCGCAAGGGTTTGACCTCACAACGGGCTTCATCGCGCCCGCCAACAACGTCGTCACCGGCTGATCGGAGGAATCCCAATGAGCGACGGAATACGCGTCAACGGCAATCAACACTCGTGGGGCTCGATTATCCTCAAGCTCGACGGCGACCGCTTCCACGGCTTCAAGTCGGTTTCGTACGGCGACAAGCGAGAGCGAGTGAAGGGCTACGGCATGGGGAAGCACCACGCCCCGCGCTCGCGCACCCGCGGCAAGTACACCGTCGAGCCCGTCAAGGTGAGCGGCCCGACCGCCTCTTGCCAAGCCTTCCGAGCAGCTCTCGCCGCGAAGTCGAAGGGGGGGAAGTCGTATGGCGACGTCGAATTCGAAACGGTCGTGCAGTTCATCGACACGGGCGACGCCGACATCACGGTCGAGATCGAGCGTTGCGTCATCGTCTCGGGAACGTTCAGCGGCGAGGAAAACCCTGATCCGGAGATGGAGGAAATGGAGTTCGACGCGATGCTCATACGTCGCAATGGTCTCGTCCTCTTCGACGCGAGCGAGGGATCGCCGTGAGCACCAAAAACGAAGGGGGCGTCGCGCCCGCAAGCGAAGACGTCGAGGTCCAAGCGCTGCAAGAGCGGCTCGAGAAAGCGCGGATCGATCGCTCCGCGCTCGAGGACGCGGAGATCAAGCGAAAGCGGGTCGAGAAGCTTCGCGCCGACGTCGAGGCAGAAGAGCAATCGCTCGCCAATGAGAAGAAGCTCGCCGAGCTCGAGCAGATCCACGGGCCGGCGGGCAAGGCGATCAAGGCGGTCTATGTCGATACCGTCATGGTCGTCGTCAAGAAGCCGAATCACCTGCACGTGAAACGGTTCATGGATAAGGAAGAGACGAAGAGCGAGGACCTCGACATGCTCGTGCGCCCTTGCCTCGTCTACCCGAGCAAGGCGGAGTTCGACGCCCTCGTCGAAGCGCACACCGCGCTACTCGCGAAAGCGGCGAACGCTGTCAGCTACCTCGCCGGTTTCCGCAAGGAGGATCTCGCAAAAAAATAGTAGCGACGCGGGCGAAGGCGCGCGCCGACGACGGCGTCGCCGCCGAGTGTTTGATCTCCCTGCTCGCGTCGACCGAAGAGGACGAAGACTCGGATGCACAGATCGTCCGGCGATACGTGGGTGCGGTGATCCTGCTCGAAGCGCTCGCCGACATCCGGGGGATCAGAAAGTCACTGACGCAACCCGCCACTTGAGGGGCCATGGCCAAAGCCGAAGAAGAATCCGCTTCGTTTACCCTCGAGCTCGAAGACGAGACGAGCGGATCGGCCGCGGCCATGGCGGGAAGCCTCAAGGCGCTTCGCGAGACGATGGACGAGGACCTCGCCTCGCTCAAGGCGATGACCGCCGCAATGCGGAACATGAAGGGCTCGACCGAGGTGTCGCTCGAAACCTTCAAAAAGTTGAAAGAGCAGATCCTCGCCAAAAAAGCGGCGATCGCGACGACGCAAGAGAAGTACATCAAGCTCGGCGGCAACCTTCGCGACGTTGCCAAAGCGGGGAAGGTTAGCGGCGCGGGGCTCGGTGAGCTCGCGAGCGCGGCGAAAGCCGGAGGCGGGCCGATTGGCTCCCTGGTGTCGGGGATTGGCAATGTGACGGCGAAGCTCGGCAAAGCTGGACTCGTCGGGGCAGCAGTCGCCGCAGTCGTCGCGATCGTCGCCCTCACTGCCGCCCTCCTTGCGTACGGGGTCGCGCAAGCCAATGCGGCGCGCGCGGAGCAGCTCTCGCTTACGGCATTGACGAAGATGCCGAATTACTACGGGCTCGCCGCGGGCTCGGCGACCGATCTGCAGAACGCGATCAACGGGGTCGCGTCGTCGTCGGCGCTCGGGCGCGACAAGATCTCGGGCTACGCGACCGAGCTCTATCGCATGGGGCTACGCGGGCAGAATCTCAACGATGCTCTCGAAGCGACGGCGGTCGCGAGCTCGGCCGCCGGCGAGTCTTACGGCTCGATGGTCAAGGGCATGCTCGCGGGCGCGGCGGCGACCGGCCAATCGGTAAAGAAGCTCGCCGATAACGTCAAAGCCCGCTTCGGCGGTATCGCGAAAGCGCAAACGCTCGATCTGAACGTGCAGGTCACGAAGCTCAAGGAGAACTTCGGGCAGCTCTTCGCCGGCTTGAAGATCGAGGGCTTCCTCACCGCGCTTCACATGGTGACCGACCTCTTTTCGCAAAACACGTTCACCGGCAAGGCGCTCAAGGTGCTCGTGCAAACGATCTTCAATCCGATGATCGCGGCCATCGAGAAGCTCGGCCCGATGGGCAAGCGCTTCTTCCAAGGGATGGTGATCGTCGCGCTGCACTTCGCGATCAC